AAGCAGGTCCTCGCGGATACACAGCCCGTTTTCCTGTGGATCATCGCTTCCGCCGGTGACAACCAGCGGGTGGTAAGAGGCCGCCGCCGTCTCAACGCCCTGCGCTTTCAGCTCGTTAACCGCTGCTGCTGTCGCTGGCTGCCGTAGCACCTCCAGTGCATCGAACAGCAGCGCTGAAGCCGGATTCAGCGATTTCTGCACCGGTTTGATGCCGCTGGCGCTGTACTGCCAGACCAGCTGGCCGATGATCTCGGCACGGGCCACGTTGTCCGCTGTCAGCGCGTCACGCTGTTTGACCGTTTCGCGCAGCGCAGCTGTGGTGCAATCCAGACGTTCGGCCAGGCGAGACATCATTTTCGCAATGTCGATGATCGGCGTGTCGCTGCCCAGTGCTTTTGCAAATTCATGGCCAACGGCCACCAGCTCTTTGTTATTTAGTGATTCACTCATGCCCGTGCACTCCCAAAAATTTTATGAATTTCGTAGCCCTGCCAGTTCTGGCGGCAAATATCCGCAATGGACGGCCCTGTTTTTGCTGGCGGCTTAGCTTTTGCTGCTGGTGCTGCAGGCGCAGCTGGTTTTACTGGTGCTGGCGCCGCGGCTGGTTTTGGCCGCTTGATGTTCCCTTCCCCGCCAGGCAGCAGCGTAAATACCGGGTGATGCGGCTCGCCTTTGCGGAGAACCACAGAGCGCCGGATCAGGTGCAGCAGCAGGTTGTGGGCTTTTTTGCAGTCGCATCCCAGCAGGGCCTGCACCTGACGCGGTGTGACTGTCTGGTTTTCGCGAAGGTAATCGACGATCGCCCACAGTGATTTACTGGCCATGATCACGCCCTCCCCTGCGCCTGGCGGCGCTTGTATTCGGCCATTAGCATTTCTGCTGGCGTCGGCCCCCGGTCCTGGTGCGGTGCTGCCAGCGCGCGGCGAACAGGCGGTATAGGTTTACCTTCAGCGACACGCTTTTCCCACAGCTCCAGCAGATTCCCGGCTTCGCTGAGCAACTCTTTCTCGTTCATCTGGCGATCAACGCCCCGGCGGCGCAGCTCCAGGCAAACGTGATACAGCAGCGGCTGTGGCCACGGGTATTGCTCGCTGGTGGGGTATTTGAAAACGAGCTTCCGCCACTTCCAGAATTCGGTCATTACGTCCGCCGGGCTCACACCGAGCACACCCTTGCCCTCACGGCACCAGGCGACAAACTGTCCCGGCGATGGCAAGAAAGGTGACACGCTGGCGCGCGCTTTCTGCATCCCGGCTACCAGCTGCTCGCGGCTGCGGATACCATTTTCGGCGAACGTGGCGATCCACTGCTGTTTGGCCGTGCGCTCATCCGCCTCGCTGCGCAGGTTGGTCTGCGTTGATGCCGGAAAGACCTGCTTGAGCTGGCTGAACAGGAGATCCACCATGCGCTCGGCATCGCTGTTGATCACCTTGGCCTGCTCGCTACCGCCGCCAGCCATGCGCGCCAGCATTTCGCCGTTGCGGCTCTGTACTGCATGAAACAGTTCGTGATTCATATGAAATCCTTCCAGGCTTCAGGGCTGTTCCAGTGCGCGTCACTGGCCGGTGCGTCGTTGGTGCTCTTACGGCTGCTATCCTCGCGGTGCAGCACCAGTGTGTCCCACTGCTTACGCAGCTTGGCGGGCGAAAGGATGTTTTTGTGCCAGAACGAATCCTGCGCAGCCCATTTGAACAGCTGGCAGATCTCGCGATGTGTGCGAGTGTCGAGCTGGCGCATCATGCGGATGTCATTCGCCCAGGTTGTGAGGTTTGGTTTTTTCATTGAAGGCTTGGTGATGTTGCGCAGGGCGAGCATCCACTCTGCGCACTGCAGATCTTCAGCGGTACCCCACTTGTCACCTGCGGGGGTCTGAACTGCAGCATCAGGAAGAGATTTGGATTTTTTCTGATGATCATTAAATACGTTAGTATTTAATATTACTTCTTGTTCATGATGCGCGGGCTTAAGCGCGCCCTTATGCTCGGGGTTATGCGCGGCACTACCCTCCGAAGCCGCGCCGTTACTGGATTCGTTATGCGCGGGGTAATGCTCGCTGTTATGCGCGGCGTTATGCGCGGGCAAATCGTCCATTTTTTGAGCATAAAGCGCATAGTTCGTGATGGTGATCACCGTGCCTTTCCGGCGTTCTCCGGCGGTGGTGATCATCCCTTCTTTCTCAAAAAAGGCGAGCATACGGTCCACTGCGTGACGGCTGGTGGGTTCCCCGTTCCGGTCGCATAAAGCCAGCCCCAGATCGGCTGTGGTGGTCACCAGTTGTCCGGTCTGCAATGGCCACTGACGGCCTTTAAAGTTGGCCGTGTATGGCTGTCTCGCAGCGGTAAGAAGCAGGTTGTCCCACAGGGTGCGGAGATAGACGTCTTTCCCCCAGGACTGCTTCAGTACACTCCGGTACAACGGGATGAAACCGGTCTTCTGGTTCTCCATCCTGTTGCTCCTGGCGGCAGTGCGTGCCGCAAAATCGGCGTAAGCGACATTTGACATAGCTATGCCCCTTTCGCCTGGTGTTTTAAATAAGCGTTTGTCATAATGACCTCGCAGTTGCTGACCGTAATTGCACCCGAAAGCCGCTGGTGTTCGAGCACCGCGGCTTTCACCTTTTTAAGTCCTGTCATACACCCCCCAACATCGTCGTTACCATCGCCATAAGCGGACCGGCCAGCTCAGGCTCAAGCCTGAAAAGCGCGGCGATACCCTCACTCATCTCCTTCAGCTTCTGATGCCTGGGCGCGTCCAGCAGAACAGCACGCTTTGCCTCGGCAACTTCCTTCTCGGCATGCGCCAGGCGAGTCAGCTTGCAGTCGCCGCCCACCAGCGCGCCGCGATGCTCAAGCGGAAGAACTGCCAAGATGGCGGGCGTCAGCTGGCGCACCCTATCCCGGCTATCATCGGTATCAAAGCGGTTATCGAGCCAGCGGAAAAGCTTCTGCCGGGCACGGCTGATATCTGTCGGAAATTCGATACCTTGGCCGCCGCAGCTGCGCCACTTATCCACGATGTGAGCAGCAACGACGTCCTGCCCGGCAACCGCTGCCCAGGCGCGGACGGCGTCGCGTATATCAGCTGTACTCGGCAAAGCATTAGCGGGTTGAGAGCGATTTATCATCGCTGACTGAGTAAAAGGGGTACTCTGTTGAAAAGTAAGTGTTTGCATGATTACTCCGTGACGTTTCCATCTGGGTTATTTCCGGGAGGAAAAACACTATCCAGAGTGCACTTCCGGCCTAGTCTGTTGAGCGTTTCAACGATAGTCCGACACTCGTGTAAGCCAGGCTGACGCAGCCCTGTCTCATAGTTGGAGAGGCGGGATTGCCTCCAGCCAAAAACTTGAGCTAGTTGCTCCTGAGTCATTCCCAGCGCAGCACGCTCTTTTGCAATGTTGTTCATTTAAGGCCTCATGTCTGTTTTGGAGCATTAAACACAATATGTGTTAGAAAATCAACACAATTCGAGTTTTGATAATAAACACGCTGCGTGGTAAACATTGGCTATGAATACAAATGAACTAATCGCAGCTCGCTTAAAGCAGGCCCGGGAAAAGATTGGAATTTCTCAAAGGGTTTTGGCTGAATGGTGCGGCTGGTCGCAATCGCGTATTGGTAATTACGAGTCAGGTAGCCGCAGCATCGGAGCTGATGATGCGGCTGTGCTTGCTGCTGCGTTGAAGATGACGCCTTGTGAGCTGATGTTTGGTGATAAAGGTGAAGCTGATCAGCTGCTAACTGATCGCCATCGTCGGTTGATAGAGCTATTCAATCAGCTGCCTCTTGCGGAACAAGACAATATGCTCCGTGTTTTTGAATTGCGGCTGAAAGAACTTGATGAGTTTGTAGAAAAATATGTCAGAGGGCGGATAAAAGACGATCCGCTGTAATGCCTCTATGACTACTACCGTCCCGGTATCTCAACCCCTTCCTTCAGATTGATTTTCTGAATTAAAAACATCCTGTCTATTCTCACGCCCATTTTAAACACAATTTGTGTTGACTGATTAACACGAATAGGGTTTACTTTATTCAACAAAACGCAGTACCGACCACCAAGGCATGGAGCCCACGCAGTAGCTACCGGCGGCATACGAAGCACCGGGTGAGGTGGAATTATTAACACGCAGCAGGTTTTACGTTCTGACGCCGGGAAAGACCGGGAGGATGAGATGGCAACTACCAACAAGGCAGTACCAAACAGCGGGAAAGCAGTAGCCATGCGCAACAGCCGCACCGGCGCAGCTTGGCTCGTCTCGTTTAATCATATCGAAGGCATGTACTGGCACGAGCCGCAAGGCAACCTGCGTCATATCCGCCAGCCGTTCGCCGCCCGCAACATTGAGCCGCATCTGGTCCCGGCGGGGACGCACTGATGAATACGTTATTCGCGTTAGTGCTGACCGTGGGTATGACCAACGGCGATTTTCAGGATGTGGTGCTGGGTGTGTATGAAGACCAGCGCCAGTGTGAAGCGGCAGCTGTTGAGCAGCATGTTGCGGGCGATTGTTTCGAAGTGGATCGCATTATCCGTAACGGCGAACAGCCAGCCGTGACCCTGTAACGAAAAAACCCGCCGAAGCGGGCTCTCCCTCCGGTGTAGGCCGACCAAAGCACACCGGAAATTACAACCACCAAAGTCAGGCGGCTTATAAAGCGCCGGGGATCTTACAACCCAAAGGAGCTTAGACGCAATGAACACCTACGCGTTTGTGATTAAAGCTAAAGCAAAATCCGAGCGGAAAAACCTCTTCTGCTGGTTATCTGCAAAATCCGACTCTCGCGCAGAACGCGAGATCCTCAACATTCTTGACGACGCCGATATTGCTGTTGGCCGCGGTGCTGACTACCAGCTGCCGCAGCGCACCGACTGGCATGTCGCTGACGATCTGCCGGAAGAAGGCGTGCTGGATGATACCTGGTGCGACCGCTATACCCTCGGCGACGATGGCCGTTCATGGAGCCCGGTCCTGGGTGAAGCTGGCGCAGCAGCTGCACCGGTCGTGAATGTGGAAACCCAGCCTGCCCAGCCAGCCGCCGATGCAGAGCTTCGCCCGCTGTCTCGCCTGCGTCTGATCCAGCGCCTCATTGCGCACCTTATGCATGATACCGAGTTGGACCAGATCACTCTGGAGCAGCACATCGAGATCGGCGTTATGGAAGGCAACGGCGAGGGTTGTTTTGTTAAGGGATTGCTGTTGGCCATTGCAGACGCCCCGGCTATCAAGGAGCTTTCCGCGCATGTGGAATGGAAGCTGATCAAGGCGGTTAAAGCTATATTCCCTCAGGATCAGAACCACGAAGCCGAACGCATTGCCCACTTCGTAAAAGACTGGGTGTTAGCTGAAGCCAGCGAACGTGCCCAGCTGGTTGAAGACTGGCTCAGCGGCAAACTGCCGGCCCCTCAAAACAACCCCACCAGCATGCCAGCCGAATCAGCAGACCTGGAGGATGAATATGATTTCGGTAAGGATGACGGATGGACTTCTATTCGTGAGCTCTCCTTGCCTCAGCAGATTGCTGCCGCGTGGATGTTTGACCAGCAGCACATTGACCGTGAGCAACTGAACGAAGTCAAAGAAGCGGTACAGGCTGACAACAGTGAAACCTTAAGCATTGTTGTTGCCGCGCTGACTGATCCAGCGGTAGTAAATCTTACTGGTGGGGTAACGGCAGGGGTTATCCGCGCAATCCGGCAGGTATGGCCAGAAGACTATCGCGACAATATGACTGCAGATCTGGTGAGTCAGTTTGCCTGCTTGTACGCGACGTCTTCAGAGGATGGAAGAGCTAATATCGTGCAGTCGTGGATTGAAACCCAGCAGGCCCCGGCGGCAGAAACGGGTACCACTGACACCGGTGTAACCACTCATCAGAACTATAGCTACGATCAGCGCGTACTGGGTATCTGGCTGTTTGGCTTATTTAGCGAGCTGAGCGCCGAGCAGAAAGCCGAGATCACCCGTATCAGCCTGGACATGGACGCAACCTATCCGCAGAACGTGCTGCTGGCCTGCCGTAATCATGATCTGCGCCAGCTGCAGCATGTGTTTCCTGAAACCCTGGCGGACCTGTTTACTGATGTCCAGTCTGTCTGGCCAGTCGAAGGTCCGGCACCGCAGCTGGCACAGCTTGTCTCGTTCTTCAAAGAGTGGATCGACGCACACAACAGCAATTCATCTATCACTGCCCCGGGCAAAAAAATTGACCGTGATGGTGTTACTGCTAAGTGGCTTAAGAAAGCAGGTAAGAAAGCTATCCAGCGCACTGACACTGGTACCAATGCTGGCGGCGGTAACCCTACCGATCGCAATCCGGATCTGAAACATACGCTCGACACTCTTGATATTGAAATCGCGGCCGCCCTGCTGCCGATGGATTACAACATTTACGAGATCCCGGGTGGCGTGTTGCGTCGGGCGAAAGAGATCATCGCAAACAAAGAAGAACCCTGGAGCTCGTGGAGTGCCCAGCTGCGCAAGACGCCGGGAATTCTGGACTTTTCACGTGCTGCTGTTTTTGTCCTGATCCGCAATGCGCCTGAAGGCATCCATAACGAGACGCCGAAGCTAATTAGCTACATTGCGCAGAACGGCAAAGAAGTAGCGTTTATCCCAGATACAGGAAAACCAGACAGCGAGGAGCGCTGGCAGGCTGTTGAATCGCTACTGATCACCCCTGCTGCTGCGCCAGTTAAAGAGAAAACCAGCGCCGGTGAAGCGACACAGCCCGAAGTTAAGAGCCTGGGCGGCGGCATGTTCTCCATCGAAGGTCTGCTGGCCACCCCCTCAGATGAAGTCGCAAAACAGGAAGCGGAGAGCGTCGTACATGTGCAGATGGAAGAGACTGACCCGAGCAAAGTCGAAGCTGGTGCTGGGTTACCAGCGGTCGAGGGCGATGATGCAGCTGCTGCGCAAGCAGGCAGCGTAAACCCGGCGGATATTCTCGCCGCTGCCGCCCCGGAACTGGCGAGCAACGTTGCCGCCGATCTGGACCAGATTATCGAACCTCTGAACCAGGCTGAGCCGGAATTATCTCAAACCGAACCAGAAACGCCAGTAATCGAACCAGAAGTGGATATTCCCGAGCCAGAGGCTGCGGCGCCGCAATGGCCAGCATACTTCGAACCGGGCCGGTATGAGGGTCTGCCGAACGACGTTTACCACGCCGCGAACGGCATCAGCAGCACGATGGTGAAAGACGCACGCGTCTCCCTGATGTATTTCGAAGCGCGCCACGTCTCTAAGACCATCCAGAAGGAGCGGTCGAAGGTTTTGGACATGGGCAACCTGGTGCATGCGCTGGCGCTGCAGCCGGAGACGCTGGACGCGGAGTTCAGCATCGAGCCGGAAATCCCGGAAGGTGCGCTCACCACCACGGCGACAATCCGCGCCTGCATCGACGAGTACAACGCCAGCCTGCCGCCGCAGCTGAGCGCTGACGATATCAAAGCGCTGCTGGAGGCCTACAACGCCACTTTGCCCGCGCCGCTGCCGCTGGGCGCAGCCGTAGACGAAACTGCAGAGAGCTATATGGCGCTGCCGGAGGAGTTCCAGCGCATCGAGGCTGATAAGAAGCAGACCGCTGCGGCAATGAAGGCCTGCATCAAAGAGTACAACGCCACCCTACCCGCTCCCGCAAAGACCAGCGGCAGCCGTGACGCGTTACTGGAGCAGCTGACGATCGTCAATCCTGACCTGGTTGCGCAGGAGGCACAGAAGCCCGCGCCGCTGAAAGTGTCCGGTACTAAAACGGATCTGATTCAGGCGCTCAAAGCGGTCCGCCCGGATGCTGTGTTCGCCGACGAGCTGCTGGACGCCTGGCGCGAGAACCCCGAAGGCAAGGTGCTGGTGACCCGCCAGCAGCTGTCGACCGCACGGGCCATTCAGTCTGCATTACTGGCACACCCGACCTCCGGCATGCTACTGACGCACCCGAGCCGCGCAGTAGAGACCAGCTATTTCGGCATTGACGAAGAGACAGGTCTGGAAATCCGCGTGCGCCCGGACCTCGAGCTCGAGCTGGACGGCGTCCGGATCGGAGCCGACCTGAAAACTATCAGCATGTGGGATGTGAAAGCAGATGCGCTGAAAGCCCGACTCCGCCGTGAAATCCGGATGCGTGATTACCACCTGAGCGCGGCCATGTACTGCGAAACCGCGGCGCTGGATCAGTTCTTCTGGATTTTCGTCAACAAAGACGAGAACTACCACTGGATCGCCATTATCGAGGCGTCAACCGAGCTGCTGGAGCTAGGCATGCTGGAATACCGCAAAACCATGCGTGCTATCGCTACCGGGTTCGACACAGGAGAGTGGCCAGCGCCAATCACCGCTGACTATACCGATGAACTTGACGACTTCGACCTGCGCCGCCTTGACGCGCTGCGCACTCAGGCATAAGGGGAATGACTATGGAAAACACCAATATCATCACAGCAGAACAGCAGGCACCGAACACCATTTCTGCCAGCAACGCTATTTTCAACGTGCAGGCGCTTAGCCAGCTTACTGCCTTTGCCAACCTGATGGCTGACTCTCAGGTTACCGTACCGGCTCATCTGGCAGGAAAGCCAGCCGATTGCATGGCGATCGTCATGCAGGCGATGCAGTGGGGCATGAACCCATACGCGGTGGCGCAAAAAACGCATCTGGTCAACGGCCAGCTGGGTTATGAAGCGCAACTTGTTAACGCCGTAATTACCAGTTCCAGCGCCATTCATGGCCGATTCCATTATCGCTACGGCGGTGACTGGGAACGTTGCACCAGAACTAAAGAAGTGAGCCGTGAGAAAACCGGCAAGAATGGCAAATACACCTCCATCGAGCGCGTTCGCGACTGGACTGATGAAGATGAGGTTGGGCTGTACATTCAGGTCGGAGCCATTCTTCGTGGCGAAAGTGAAATCACCTGGGACAAGCCTCTTTACCTGTCTCAGGTGGTTACCCGCAATTCGCCTCTGTGGGTTTCAAAACCTGACCAGCAGATAGCTTATCTTGGGGTGAAGTACTGGGCGCGGCTCTACTGCCCGCATGTGATCCTTGGCGTTTATACGCCTGATGAGCTGGAGCAGCGCGCCGAGCGGGAAATCAATCCTGCGCCCGCCCAGCGCGTGAGCCTTGCTGATATCAAAGGTGACGGCGTAACAACGACTCACATCGCGCAGGAATCCACTGCAAACATTGATGCTCTAGCCGATGAATTGCGGGATCGAATTGAAGCGGCTCAGGACGTCGATAATGCCAAAGCTGTGCGGGTTGATATCGAGGCAGCCAAAACCACTCTCGGTTCGGCGCTGTTCACTGAGCTGAAAAACAAAGCCGTGAAGCGCTACTACTTGGTTGATGCCCGTAACAAGGTGGAGGCTGCGATCAACTCCCTGCCACAGCCCGGCGAGCCGGGTGCCGAGGAACAGTTCGCTAAAGCCGAGCAGGCACTGGCGGCGGCGAAGCGCCACCTGGGCGACGAGCTGCATGACCAGTTCGCCGTTACCCTGGACGATATGAAGCCGGAATACGTGGCCTGAGGGAGGCGGGAGGGGCAGCCCTCCCGGTAACGAGATGAGCGATAAACAAACCCGCTGGAGCAATGGCGAGCTGAAACTGCTGCTGACCCACAACAACCAGCAAATCGCCGAGCTGACCGGCCGGTCGCTGACCGAAGTAGAGGATCGCCGGCTGCTGGCGAATATAGAGCGGAACTGCTGGGACGTATTGGATCCGGAGCGTGCTAAATGAGGCTGATTAACCGAAGCAGGAAAGAATCGCCGCTGGCGCGCCGGGCGTGCGATGCCGCGCTGGCCCGTCATGTAGAACGGTTCGGCGATTACGCCAGCCGTGCAACCAGTAGCGAATACACGGTGCTGGTGGACGGAGCCAAGATCAAAGTTGAGGTGGAAAACCGCAGCACCAGCTACGTGGCCACGGCAATCACTGGCGCACGGCGGCTGCGCCGCCTGGCCGGCCGGATGTCTTGATATCGAAATATCATCAACACGCGATCAGCATAGTTATACTCGTGCTGATCGCCAGGTACTTCATATGGCACAAATAATTTTCAATGAAGAATGGGTTGTTGAGTCTCGCTTAGTCGAGAGGACAGGCCTCACGCCTCGCCAGATCAAAAGCTACCGCGCTGGGGCCTGGATCGAGGGTATTCACTTTAAACGTTTACCTCAGTCGGCAGAGGCCAGTAAGGACCGCGCAGTCGTTTGGTATAACTTCCCAAAAATTAACCAGCTTGTTCAGGATGCATGATGCCCGCTTTGCCGACAGGTGTAGAAATTCATAATGGAAAAATACGGATTTGGTTTCTCTATCGTGGGAAGCGGTGCCGGGAAACCCTGAAAGGATGGACAGTTAATAATGCCAATATTAAAAAGGCTGGTAATCTCCGCGCGTTAATCAGCAGCGAGATCCAACTAGGTACATTCGACTACCAACAGCGATTCCCTGAGTCAAAGCTGCGCCCGGGCGAGGCTACTACCCAGAGCATCAAAAACTTCGGTGAGCTCTGCACCCTGTTTCTGTCAGTAAAAGAGATAGAGATAGCAGCCGCCAGCTTTCAGAACCTGACATCCATCATCAATACGCTTACGCGTATAGTTGGCGCTGACACGTCGCTTGAGGATATCCAGCACAGTGACATTTTAAATTACCGGCGTGAGCTACTGTATGGCACGGTCCAGAACTATAAGGCCCCGTGGCTGAATAAAGACGGGCGCGCAGTGAATACCGTAAATTCGCGCATAAGCGCCTTGTGCTCAATGCTGCGATTTGCTCACCAGAGTCGATTTATTTCACATGCGCCTTATGAAAACGTAAAGCCATTAAAGAAGAGCCGGAACCTACCGGATCCACTGCTACATGATGAGTTTCAGCGCTTTCTTTCCGTACTTACAGATTTCCATGCCCGCATCTGGCGCTTAGCGGTCTTTACTGGCTTGCGACATGGTGAGATATGTGCGCTCGCGTGGGAGGATGTGGATCTGGTTAAAGGGACAATTAATGTCAGCCGCAATATCACAAACAAAGGCTTATTCGTCCCGCCGAAAACAGCCGCGGGAGAGCGTACCATTACCCTGCTAAAACCTGCACTGGAAGCACTTAAGGAGCAGTTTGAGCTGACTGCCAATACGGCTCAGACCGACATAATTTTTAACCACAGGGAATTGGGTAAGACAGAGAAGCTATCGCTAAGGTTTGTGTTTCGCCCTAAAGCACAATCGAGAAGCAAAGCTGGCTTTTACTCAAAACGATCTATCTCGTACAGCTGGGAACGAGGCCTGGAGAAAGCAGGCATCCGGTACCGCCATCCTTACCAGTCCCGGCACACCTATGCGTGCTGGTCTCTTTCAGCTGGCGCGAACCCAGCTTTTATAGCAAGCCAGATGGGTCATGAAAATGCACGAATGGTTTACACCGTTTACTCAAAATGGATCGGTGACATGGACGATGATCAGGTAGGTCTGCTAGATCGGAAATTTAAGGCAATGTCCCTATAG